CGCTAGTTAACTTTTCGGAATACCCCTAGTTAACTTTTCGGAATATCCCTAGTTAACTTTTCCGAAAAACGCTAGTTAACTTTTCGGAATACCCCTAGTTAACTTTTCGGAATATCCCTAGTTAACTTTTCCGAAAAACGCTAGTTAACTTTTTGCCATTTATGCGCAAATCATCACTGAAAAATGGTGCGCGGAATCGCCATTTTCGCCGTCTACCTGTTGGATAGAATCGCCGCCAAATCAGGGCAGCAACAGCACAGCAGCAGCAGGACCGCAGCAGGACCGCAGCAGGACCGCATGACAGGCCGTCAAATCGATTCTGAAGGCATAACGTATAGCCCGCAGGCATACGGCCTGCATAGAACTAAAGGCCTATTGACGGTGATTTGACAGCTGCCCTTAATCATATTCTATGCTCCTTTTTTAGAATTGTTCTGCATATCGCGAAGATTCGACATTAAATCACCGAGAGTTTCCCATTTCGGCCTCGATATCGCGGTATACAATATCAGGAGTTGCCCAATTATTTTCTGCGGCTCCCCATACAAAATCAGTCGATGCTATTAGGCCGTTTTGCGTGACGCGATTTTTGATAAATACCAACTCACTCATTGTAGGATTAGACCAAATGCGATACGATTCACTATTTGAATCGCATGCCCGTCCTTTGCCTAAATATTCAATTGCCGCGATAATTTCGTTCGATGTTTCTAGGCCTGCATAATCGTTGTCATTCATAACTAACCCCTTGCAAAAAAAGAAACGATGGATTCGAATTGTGTATCATCATGCCCTCAGTAGAGATTACGACACTGAATAGCCCAAATGTCAACAAAAAACCTAACAAATTCTGTAATTCCCTGATTTGGTCCAAATGACCAAAAGCAGGACAGCGCAGAATCAGCAACACAGACAGCAGAGAATCAGACCAATGACAGCGATACAGGGACAGGCAGAATCAGCAACACACACAACAGGACAGCACATAGCAGGCGTCACAGCAGATACAGTGCAATGGTAGAACACAGTGCAATACAGGTACACAGACACAGTACACCAAAAAACCGCTTGACAGCCTATAGGGCAAACATACAATCCATTGACATGCACAGGGATATCAGACAGCAAATCACAGACACAGTAACTATACCCACATGCAACACTACACCAAAAACCCCTAATTCGGTACGCCTGCGCCGCTGGTACTGTGAGAAAAACACAGTCTCAGAGCCCTTCAGACAGGCAACAAGGGCACAACAGGACAGGCACAGCAGGCCTATAACCATATGCCCCTTGACATATGCCCGCAGAATGGACCTGACGAGACACCGGCAAAGCATAGAACCTGCACCATTTCCGACCAGGGCAAAACGGAATTTCGACCAGGGAAAAACGCTAGGCTTCGAATATCCCTGCGAAAATCCGAAATGTTCAATTATCACGATCTTTTGGTACCCGAAAATCGAAATTTTTCTGAGGAGAAAATTAAAAATGTCGGATGAGCGAAGTGTAATGCGAAAGGATGGGGCGGGGGCAACGCAGGAAGAGTTGAATCGTTGTGGGAAGATGTTGGTTGTAATAAAGCCAGCGCGATGCGTGAGGGACGTGTACGCGGAGATGGTGGAGGCGAGTGATTGCCTGGAGGGTGGACGTTTCGGCAGTGAGGGAGTGAGGTTATCGGATCATACGGTAGGTATGTTGAAGAGGATAGGGAGGAAGAATGAAGTCAGTAATGTTGTTGGAAATGACGTTTGAGGTTGGGGAACATACACTGGATGGGATCACGGAGAAGGTGCGTGTTGCTTTGGCGGGCGAAGGGATCGAGGTGGAGGATGTGACGGAGATGGTTGTCGCACTGGACGCGAAGATGCTTGAGGTCACGCGGGTCAATGAGGCGAACTGTTTGGAGATTGCTGCGATGAAAGCAGGGCTGGCGATGGATGAAGGGGAGGAAGGATGATCAGGTTGCTGTGGGTATTGCTGCTGGCAGGGTATAGTGTACTGCTGGGGATATCTGATGGGATACAGGCACGGGGTGGATGCCTCGTGTGGTGTAGTGAAGAAGTTCCGTGAGAGATTGATAGGGGAGAAGCGAAATGGAGATGAAGAACAAGGGAGGTGAGCCGCTGGACGAGCGGATCATGACGAAGTGGGAAGGGCTGGCACGGGAGGACGCTGAGAAGTACCTGTTGCGTGAGATGGCGCGTATCAATATTGAATGGCGCACGGTGCTGGAGTTGGTGGGGAGGATGAGCATTCCGACGTACAAGGGAGTGCCTGTGAAGTTCGAGCCGATGGGGGAGAAGGATGGACAATAGAGCGATGTGGGATTTCAGTGGAGGATCGAGTGCGTGTACCAGCGCGGAGCATCCAGTGGACGTGGATCAGATGCTGGCCGACATGGAGGAGTTCCGAGATTGGTTTGCAAAGGCTGCGGGGATTCCCGAGCGGTACATGGTTGCGAACGAACAGTGCGCCTCGGAGATGCGGCTGAAGAGTCGGCAGGGTCCATTGCTCGACGGGGCCGTGAAGGTGATCGAAACGAAGATGCCTTTGAAGACTCGGGTACAGGCGAGGACGCACCGCAGGAAGCGGATCAATAAGAAATGGCTGAAGCGGTACGGGACGATTGAAGTGGACGCGGTGTATCTGCTGAACATGGACGAGTCCAACAGAATGACACGCGACCTGATGACAGGACTCTGGAAAGGGGAGAAGGATGGACAGTAACGGTAGATTTGAGATCGGGGATGTGGTAACATTGAGGGCATCTGGCATATCGATGGTAGTGGACTCAGTGATCGATGTGACGCACGAAGAAGAAGGGACGTGGGTCAAGGTCTGGTGTGTGTGGATGGATCGCAGCGCCTGTCGGCAACGTGATTGGTTCGAGTCGAAGACGCTGGGTTTAGTGAAGGGGATTAGCGATGGGGAAGAATAGAAAGGCGCTCGGGATCGACTGCGAGATATNCGAGAAACCGATCATCGGATTCACACATGTGGTGACAGATGGAGTGACGATGTGCGTGGACTGCCACATGGAGCGGTACACGGACCATCAGGCGGTCACCAGAGTCCGTGAGATGAAGCTGGTGCGACTGAGTGAGATTGTAGGGAAAAGATACTTCTCCTGCGGGTATGTCGCTGTGATGGTCAATGAGGCGGCACGTGCAGCATGCGAGAAGGCCGTGAGGGCTGCGATAGCGGATATACCCGAAGAGACAATGATTGATGGGATGTCGTACTCCGAGTACAGGGCCCGTTACAACAAGGAGTTCGCCAGCAAGGAAGAGGAGTACGCTGCGAAGACGGGAGTGAAGGGCGCAACGTGCGAACCACTGCACATGAAGAAGATCGACAAGACGTGCTGGATGGTCTATTGCGCATACTGCCATTGGACGCCAGGGATCGGGGCTGCATGTAATACACTGGTCTGTCCTCAGTGCGGCCAGCAGCGTCCGATGCGGATTGTGAGTTGGAACAAAAACGAGGCAACGAGGTACGGGGAATGAAGCCCGAGTATATCATTGGCGGGATCATCCTGATGCTGGTCGGGTGCTTGCTGGTACGGCTGTTCCAGAAGATCATCGAGAACCTTGCCGAGCGGCATGCCATTGATGATGTCAAACATTTCAGGGATCGAATATACCAGAAGGGGTGTGCCGACTGTGGCAAGCAGGAGATGCGCTGCATGTACTGCGGAGGCATCGTCAGAATAGACAAGATTGTGAGCATCTGGCATCTCGGTAGGTGTCAGAAGTGTGCGCGGCCCGTGGATGAGGTTTGCCATGAGCATCTTTAATATTGATAGGGGAAAATAATGGGCAAGATCAAGAACAAATTCGAGCCTGAGATGGTTGAAATTGAGCATCTGTATAAGGCACCGTGGAATTACAAGGAAGAGGATGACTTCATGTCACAGAAGCTCATCGGGAACATCCGTGAGAATGGCATCCTCCAAGTGAGCATCGTGTACGAAAGTGAGGACGGTGTGCTGACGATCCTCGATGGGAATCACAGATTGGACGCCTATCGGAAACTCGGGATCGATCAAGTGCCGTGCATGTTGCTCGGCAAGATTCCGCTGGCACGTGCGAAGCGGATCGCAATCGAAGTAAATGATACTCGATTCGCGAACGACAGGATGAAGTTGGCGCAGATCGTGGATGAACTGAAACTTGAGTTTGATCCTGACGATCTCGACATGACACTACCGTTCGATGACGAGGAGTTGGGTGAGATGGAACGGCTACTGAGCGGTGATGGACTCGAACCTGGGACACGGAATGTGAATTTCGGTGCGAAGGAGAAGATCGTCAAATGTCCGAAATGTAATCACGATTTCAAGGTGTAGCCCATGAGTAAAAAAGGGCAGCAGCGAAACAAGTACGATTGGAAGGTCATCACCAGAGAATTCCTGAAGGGTCCGTTCGCGACCGTGAAGGAATACGTCCGATGGAACGATCAGCGTAAGAAGAATTTTCCCACAGAAGTTCGTCCAGGTCGCGACTCGATCCTGAAGATGTCGGCGAAGATGAACTGGCCGATGCTCAAAACGAAAGCCGATGACCGCGTGATCGCGAAGGTGCTGGATGAGGTCGAGAGGGGAGCGGTCAGTGATGAGGCTCAGAAGGCGTTGCAAGAACTGGCCGAGTCTCGGACTCTGCTGAACCGCGCCACGCTGAAAATGGTCATCCACTATGCGAACAATCCCGAGCAGATCAGGATGCGCGGCAACATCTCGGAAGTCATCAATGACCTGAAGCGTGGCCTCGGCATGACCACACGTGAGCAGCAGGCCAACACGGGTGTCGGCAACACGAACCTTGTGGTACAGAATCAGATCGGTGAGAGCAGCTTCAGGACCACTCTCGAAGGGAAGACGGGCAAAGACCTTGACCAACTGGATGGCCAGACCGTGAGCGATCTCGATCTCCTTGAGAAGGGAGTGCCTGACGAGGAATTGGCGTTCTTGGATACGGGAGATGACGATGACTCAAGCTGAACTACCTGATTTCGGGACGTACAAAAAGATCGCGCTTAAGAGGATTGTCAAACAGGGATTCGATTACTTTCGGAACCATCATCTCTCCACGAAGGGCAGCAAGATGTCCTTCAAATTCATGCCGTACCTCCACAAGATTTATCTGGAGGAATCTCCACTGATCGCGATTCAGTCCAGTGTGCAGACAGGCAAGAGTGAGTGGGCGCTGATCCGTGGGCTGGCCTGTGTCGGCCTTGGCATGAATGTCTTCCATGTCTTCAGTACTGGCGAGGCGAAGAACTCCTTTGTAAAGAGTCGGATCAATGAACTCTGCGATAAAGTGCCCGTCTACAAAGCGATGGAGAAGGATGACCGCCGCAACATGTATCTGCGGAACATGGGCGAGGCCAACTGGAAGTTCGTGATCTCAAATTCGAAGAGCCACTTTGATGAGTTCCCTGCTGACGTTGCTATCGTGGACGAGTACGATTCATGCAATCCTGAGAATGTCCTGCTGATTGATACGCGGCTTGACGGGAGCAACTATAAGTTCCAGTGGTTTGTCGGCAACCCCACGGTCAGCAATATGGGAGTCAGCCAGTTCTATGACAAGAGTACTCAGAACAAATGGCACTTCAGATGTCGGGATTGTAATGAGCTTATGGAGTCCGACTTCTTCAGCATCGTTGTCAACGAAACAAAGGATAAAGACGGAAACCACATTTCATATCACCTGTACGACACCGAGTGGAACGAGACTCTGGATCGCGACATTCTGATCAAGTGCCCGCACTGCGAATCGATGCAGACGCGGGGTAAAGGAAAGTGGGTCGAGAAGAACCCAGGTGCGCGGATCGCTGGCTACCATATCTCGAAAATGATGAAGCTGAATTCTGAGATCAGGGAGATTTGGGAAGAGCTAAAAGAGGCCGAGGGAAATGACTACAAGCTTCAGGTTCTCTACAACAAAAAGCTTGGCCTGCCGTACTCAGGAACGGGCGCGAAAGTCACCGCAGAAATGCTGGACCGATGCGCTTACGAATACGTGCCGAAGGACTCCAGCAACAAGCCGACCATCGCAGGATTGGACATTGGATCGAAGTTTGATATGCAGATCGATATCGCTGCCAAGCATGAAGGCAAGAAAAAGAAGTTGATGCTCAACGCCTTTCGTCTGAACACACTGGAAGATGTCAAGGCAATAATCGAACAGTTCAACGTTCGGACACTGTGTGTCGGCGTAAAACCAGAACGTCATCTGGCGAAGCAATTGCGTGATGACATGTTCGGAAAATGCGAGGTCATCCTGATCGAGGAAGTTGAAGGCCGCTCGGGAAATCTCAAGCTGTTCGGCTTCAAAGAGGACGAGGAAAACGGAGTCATTACAACAGACAGAACGTGGCTACTGGATGAAGCGATCAAGAACATCAAGATGAGAAATGTCTTAGTACCGCGTGAGTTCCGTGGACTGCTCAGTGGCTACTGGCTGCGGAGTATGGAGTCGATCACGCGAGTGTTCCAGAACGAGAAGGAAGAATACAAGTGGAGCAAGGCAGACACCGACCACTTTTGTTTTGCGAATGCCTTCAGTACCATCGCTTGGATGCGTGACCAGAACGCCATCATTATCGGTGATGATGATCTCGAAAAAACGCAGAAGAAAACACATGATGAACGTGGCAATAGGATCATCGAACCAGTGGAGCGCAAAGAACGGATCGGCATCATGAGGGAGAGATATGCAGGACTCAGAAAAGGATGGAGCCGTAGACGGCGCGGATAAGAGTTTTCAATCCGAGCTTCGCGAGGCCATCCAGAAACATTACGATGAATATCCTGACGGGGATGTCTATCATCTGATGCGCGATGTGTTCGACAGAGAGATCGCAGTCGAGAGCATGAAGCGCATTCCGAAGGTCAGGTTCGCAGCAAAAAGGTGTGGCGTTGCCTACACAACCTTCAGAAAAATGCTGAAAAAGAAACAGTAAATATTCCACTGGAATATTTTGAATCCATCTCTTAGGGCCGACAGGAGTTATCCTCCAAAAATTCCAAACATAAAACGGCCTGTCAATATCAACAGGATCAACAATTGATCTCGAATAGTTTTGACAATGTGCGTATATGGGGTAATACTGCAATCAAAAGTACTATTATATACGGAGGCGCATATTGTTCGGTACTCGCCGCAAGCTCAAAGAAGCCCTCGACCAGATTGAATCTCTCCGCACGCAAATATCCGAGATCGATGAAAAGAATGAACGCCGCCGTGTAGCTGAGGCGACCTATCTCTTCTCGGGCGACCTTACCCCTGGCGCACGTGACAGAGACAATGATAGGTCGGACCTCAACATGGCCGACTACTGGACGCTCCAGAAGCAGTGCTACGATGTCTTCAAGATTTTCCCGTATGCGAAGCGCGTGATCGAGATGATGACCGACTTCGTAATTGGCACCGAACTTACCTTCTCAGTCGATGAAGCAATCACCGAGAAATACAAGGGTCGAGTGACGCGGTACATCATTGACATGTGGGAAGATTATGACAACGATTTCGACCTCATGCTCGAAGGTATGTGTAATGAGCTTTGGATTCTCGGTGAGCAGATTTATCCATTCAAGTTTGAAGAGACAACCAATATCCTGAAGCTCGGGATCGTTGATCCGCGCATGGTCGAAAAGATCGTTCGCGATAAGGTGAATCAGAAGCGACTCGCACAGGTAGTCATGCAGCCCAATACGATGGGTGAAACTGATTTCTATGGTGTGGCTCATGAGGTCAAGCGGAAGATTGCCGTACCAGAATCATCGAAGTCAATGAGCGAACACGGATACAAGTATGCGGGCGATGTTTTCCTCTTCAATATCAATCGACTCCCCACACAGACACGCGGCTACTCGGAACTCGCCACGATGGTTGAGAGCCTCGATGTCATGGACTCATTCATGTTCGAGGTCAGCGAACGCAGCCTCCTGATGTTCCACTTTATCGCAGACATTTTGATCAAGAACAAGAACGATGACGAGATCAGGGAGTTCCCGATTCCCAATATGAAAAAGAACACGGTCTTTAAGCATAGTCAGAATGTGGAACTCACGCTCAAGAGTCCTGATCTTAAAGCTATTGACGCAGAAGCAATCGTGCGGCTCATTACGAAGTATGTTCTCGCTGGTGTCGGCATTCCCGAACACTGGATTGTAAATGGCGGCGACACGAACTTAGCAACTGCCCGTGAGCAGAACAACCCTATCGAGAAACGACTCGAACGGAAACAGGGCACCGTCAAATACATGCTTAAGAAGATGATCCGTGCGCAGCTTGAAAAGCGTATGAAGAATGTCACGGCTGATGATATGCGTGAGATAATGAAGGGTGTCAATATTGACTTCCCGTCTGTCGCTGGTGTGGACCGCAAGCTGCGGGCTGAAGTACTGACCGAGACTGCGAAGTCTCTTGTCATCGCGACATCGCAGGGATGGATTCAGGGAAGTGATGCTGGTCAAGAGTACATCAACCTCGCGAACAAATTCGGGATGGAATTGAGTGCGATGCACCTGAAGGATGGTGACGCCAAACAACTGACCGATCTTGCTGGCACGCAGATACAACAGGTGAATGATATTCAGTCCTACTTCAAATCAGTTGACCAACTGGTGAAGGATCAGGGCAACAAAGTCACCAAGGGTCTTGTCCCTGCGGAAGGTAACTGATGGCAGGACGCCCAAGCAAAAGACAGCAGCAATACTTTGACGAGGTTGCTGGCATTTACGCCAGTTACGCGGATGAGATGACTGTCTTTGGTGAGCGTGTCATTGATCTCCTCGAAGACATTCAGATGCAACTCCGCATCAAGATTCTCAGTATTTCCGATACGGATTGGCTGGCGCTGAACCTGACCAATATCTCCGAACAGATCGATGTGGCGATGGTCGCCTTTGTCAACCAGTACAATCAACTCATGGCCGAGAGCCTTGATGTCAGCGGCAATGCTGGTGTGAACGTTCTTGTGACGCCTCTGCGCAACACATTAGATGTTAGCCTGATGGCGTTTGAGCCGAGCATTTTCGCTCCGATCATTTTCGATCCTGCGTTCAATGCGCAACTTGCTATATCATCTACACTGATCACCAACGCTAGTCAGCAGGCTGCGCGTAACATCCTTGACAAGATCATCGTAGGAATGGTGTCTGGTGACACGAAGCAAAGTGTGGTGGACAACATCGTGGGTGAGCTCGGTGGCGAACGACTCGGGTTCAAGTCACTCAATGACAGAGCTTGGGCGATCTTCAGAACTGAGAACGGACGCATGAACAGTGTTGCGACTGAACTCCAGATGAAGAGTGCGCTGGAGACAATCCCGAAAGCACGTAAGATTTGGTTCCACAGTGCGCAGTTCGGAGCGGGGCAGCATCCTCGCAAGGGACATGTCCAGTTGGATGGCAAGACTGTGCCTGTCAATGAACAGTTTCAGAATCCAGTAACTGGCGAACTCTTGTGGTACCCGCATGACGTGTTGGCTCCTGCCAGTGAGGTCATAAATTGCGGTTGTGCCCACACGTTGGATATGCCAGATGACGCATACCTCCGTGACAGAACACTTGTCAATGTATAAGGGTTAATCTGATGGCGAAGAGAAAGAAGAAAGTGGCGAAGAAGAAAAAGGTCGCGAAGAAAAAGGTTGCTCCGAAAAAGAAGAAAGCTACCAAGAAAAAGTCTGTGCCGAAGAAACCCAAGGCTCCGAAGAAACCCAAGGCTCCGAAGAAGCCTGCGGACAAAACTCCTCCGAAACCGAAAGTGGTCAAAGAAGTTCCTCCTGCCATTCCCCAGGTTTCCCAAGAAGTCAAGGATCAGAATGAGCAGCGGCTGGCTCTGGTCAAGGCGATGCAGGCCAAGGGTATTGCCAGCGCCAACTATGAAATGACGATCCCTGAACTGAAGAAACTGTATGCGGCCCATAAGCACAAACGCCGTCTTGAAAAAGCAGGCGCTGACATGATGGCGGCAGTTGATGAGATGCTGGCCGAAACGCAGAATAAGATTACGATTAAACGTGGGCCGAATGGCCTGACCATCCCGAGAGACTTCAGACACATCAAGATTGAAGATATCGGATGGAAGAAGATCACAGGGAGCATTTTGACCATCGTTCTGGTTCAGGGTCCGAAGGTGAATTACAATGTCCGTTCTTGCAAGCAAGTCAAATGAATCTGACCGAGTTCATTAAGAAGACTACAGGCAAGAATGAGTGGTGCGTTCTATCGAAGTCAGGAAAAGGATTTGGATGATACCCGAGCAAGGCAAAGGCCGAGGTTCGGCTTGCTCAGATCGAGTTTTTCAAAAACAAGGAATCGACCATGACTGAAGCACAAATGCGGGAGATGATTGCGAAGATGCAGGAACAGATCGAGATGAATGGCGGCATCGAGAAAGTCCTGCGGGCAATGCTTGTGGATCAGTATGGTCTGTCGAAAGGCGATGCTGGCAAGCTTGTCAAGGCTGGCTTTGACAAAGAGGCAGTCGGCGGCGTCATGGAAGACCTGAATATGGCCGACAAACTCAAGGCCGACTACCTGAATCTGATCGGGATGTGGAAGCAGGATGTTGCGATCCATACCCACAACGATCTCGAATTCCTGATGAAGGAAAGTCATGTCCCGTTTCAGTTGGTCGAGGCCAATAAGAACGGTACCATCTGGAAGGTGTGTGTAATTGAGCAGGGCAAGTCGTACAACAAGACTGTCTACTCGAAAGCGGCCCTGAAGGATATGCAGAAGATCATCAACGAAGCTGACAAAAGTGGTCAGCCCATCCCGTGCAATGCCTTCAAGCTTGAAGACACACTGAACCATTTGCCCGACTCGGCACGGACCTTCGTAAAAGGGTTTGTCGAGAATATCGTGGGCTGGTTTAAGAAGGCCAAAGTGGTTGGTAAACGACTGATCGCCGAACTCCATCTGGATGAAGGTGCGAAGAAGATTATCAGCCTGCTGAAGACGGCAAAGAAGAAAGGTATTCAGATGCCGTTTGGTCTTTCCATTGATGGGGATGGAGATGTGAAGGAAGGGTTCGATGGAGAACCCGTATTGGACGTGTTGGGCGTTAAGGAACTCAACAGTATTGACTGCGTGACATATCCGTCAGCAGGAGGAAAATTTCTAGCACTTGTGGAATCTATCTATAAGGAGGATGCTATGTACAAGCTGCTACTGGAAATGCTCGGGAAATATGCTCCCGTGCTGATTGAAGGACTGAACCTGTCCGAGGCCTCACTGGAGATGGCCCAAAAGGTTCTCGAAGCTGCCAAGGCACAGGATGCCCGCTTCGATTTTGATCTCACGGAAGAGAATGTCGGCGATGCCGTCAAGCACGTGGCCGATGTGGCTGCGACCATCCGTGAGGAATCGGCCAAGGTTGTACGTGAGCCTGAACCGAAACCCGAACCCAAAACTGCTCCTGCACCCGAACCGAAGGTTGAGGATGGTGCCGTTTCTGAAGCTTTGAAAGAAGCCAAAGAAGCGATGGACGAGGTCACGAAACTCCGTGAGGAAACGGAAGCGGAACGCTGCAAGCTGACGCTCTCCCGTGTCATGGAAGAGAGTGATCTGCCCGAGGTTTTCAAAGACCAGATACGGGATGAATTCAAAGACAAAACCTTCACGGAAGAAGACCTCCGTGCCAAGGTCGAGTCGATGGAGAAAACCGTTGCTGCGTTCAATGAGAACAAGGCGCAGACCGAAGTCGTTACCACTGAACGTTCGAAGCATCTCGACCAGTACCAGATCGAAATGGACAAGATGGTCGGTGAGCATGTGGTCGAAGGTGTGTTGCAGCCTGCGGGCGGCGGCATGTGGGGCACGTCAATCAAGAAGTCCTATCAGGACGTGACGGGCGACATGGAAGTTTCGGGACGGGCAGTCCCAGGGATGCGTGGGCGTTTGCATGAGTCCATCGTCACGGGTGACTATCCTTTCCTCTTGGCCAATTCCATGACCAAGAAGCTGGTTCGTGAGTATGAAGCGGGTGATCCGATGTACCGCAAGATTACGAAAATCGAACGGCTGGAAGATTTCAAGACCCAAGACCGCATCGCATTCGGTGAGTTCGCTGATCTGCCGACAGTGGTAGAGGATGCGGCATTCACTGAGTTTGCCGATCCGAGCGAAGAACGAGCACAGTACGCTGCGCTGACCAAGGGTGGCTTCATCGGGATCAGCCGCAGGGCGATCATCAATGATGACCTCCGTCAGTTCTCCAAGATCACTCGCCTTCTCGGGCGTGCTGCTCTGCGTACCCTGAATGTGTTCTGCTTCGATCAGTTGATGAACGTCAGTGGCGGCGTCATCAATGCGGGTACCATCTATGACACGCTGGCACTGTATGTTGCGGGCCACAGCAACATTACCTCCGATCCACTCACGTGGACCGCACTGGATGCTGGCCTCACTGCGATGTGGGAACACAAGGATATTGATGACGAGCTTCAACTCGGCATGGAACCGAAGTACCTCATCGTCCCGCGTCAGTTGAAGTCAACCGCAATGCGGATCGTGAACACTGAGAAGTTCCCTGGCGGTTCTGCTGCCCTGAATGACGTTAACCCCGTCTTTCAGTCTGTGGAAATCTTGGTTGCTCCGTATCTGCGCGGTGATGCGAACAACTGGTATCTGCTGGCTGACCCTATGAAGTTCGATGGTCTGGAACTCGGGTTCATCCACGGCAAGGAACAGCCGACAATCATTTCTTCTACAGCAGAGACTGCGGAAACCATGTTCACCAATGATCGCCTGCGGTTCAAGGTGCGGCATGAGTATGGTATCGGTACTATCGATTACCGTCCGTTCTATGGCGGGTTCCCTGCCTAGTAGTCTGAAGTAAGAGGCGGCTTTCACCTCTTCTTCGCAGCCCTGAGTAGGGGAGTGGTACTTCTTCGCCACTCCCCTACTCGACTATAACAAAGGAAGGGAATTCCTATGGCCGAAACAATCAATGTAAGTCAGATGGCCCCTGTCAATGGCTTGAAGATGATGGGTGAGACAGGTTCTGACGGATCAGGCCCGCAGACGTTCGGATGGATCACGATTCCAAATGCACTGACAACTACGTTTCAGTTTTTGCTCGTTGGGACTTTCGCTGCACACATGACCCTCAAGATTCAAGGTTGTGTTGTCGGCGGCGAAGCTTCTCCCGAAGACCTTGTGACCGTTGATGCTTCAGGCGCTACTGTCACGGACACGCAAGCCAATAAATCGTATGATAAATTCCGTGTGGTTGTCACCGCACAAACCGCAGCGGGCACTGGCTCTCAGGTGCGCGTTTCAAGCAGAGCGTAAGGGGGTATAATATGGCAGAACTACTGCTGAAAATCAAAGACACTCCGACATATGATGATGGAGATATCGTCTGCGCCTTTAACGACAGACGCATCTCTCAGGTCCATGTTCAGCACATCTGTCATCCGACAACTGTCGGGTTCAACAGTGACGGCATGCGCGACCATGACACCCTTGTGGAAGTGTTCCTAGCCAACACGTATCAGTTCAAATTCGAGCGTGTGAGCAAGACGGAAGTCAAGCGTTACAATCTTCTGACGGGAGATGTTGATCTAATCAGCGATACCCCGAACGCAGATGGCGAGTATATGGATGTCGAGATGTTCATCAAGCGCAGACGCGGTCACAAGCGACACCTGATTTTCGGTTCGTTCGGGAACGAGATATGGTATGGCGGGCGCAGCGATTGCTCCGCAGAAAAACTCGATACGGTATGGGCTGACATTGAAGATCGCACTGATGAGAGAAAGGCCGATCACAATCTGTGGCCGCTCACCAATCTGGAAAAGTGTCACTTCCTCGGACTGTCTGTTGATGCGTTCGATGATGATGAAGCAGGCGTTCTGACTGAGAGTGAAATGGATAACAATGATCCTGAGAAGCCAGTGGTCATCAAGAAGCGCAAGAAAGTTGTTGTTTACAAAGACATGACTGTCATCTCCGCAGGCACTCAGGGCCACATCGCAAATCCTGATATCCTCGTTGATGTTCGTGGCCCAGGGAACGATAAATAACAGGTCGGATATCGTTACGTCTAAATAGTGGGGTTGCCTAATGGGAACAGTCACAAAATCGATAGGCACCACTGGCCGAGACTATAGCTCGATTGCAGCTTGGGAGGCACAACTCGATAACGCTGTTGATTACAGCGCGGGTGATGATGCTGTTGGTGAATGCTATAATGATTCTGACTTCGATGAAGATGTTACAATCAATGGCGGCACCGTCATTGGCTTGAATAGCATTACCCTTTCCGTTGCGTCAGGTGAACGCCATGATGGAACGGCGGGGAGTGGTGCAAGATTCCTTATGAGTGTTGACAATCGTGGTATTAATGTCGCTGTGGATGATGTCACTGTCGAGTGGCTGGAAATGGACTACAACGGAAACTATGACGGATCAGCAGTCAATTCCAGTAATGACGCTACCATTATCAGGCATATGCTCATCCATGACATGGTGAGAAATAACGATACCAGTGGAATTCTGCTCAACAATGCTTCTACTAACGCGGAGGTCCATAACAATATTGTTTATGATATTGAGGGAGATGATGACTTTCAAGAGGTTTGCGGAATCAGAGATGATTCAGCAGCAGCAAATTACTCAAATCATTTTAACAATACTGTCTACGATGTTCTCAATTCAGGCAATGATGATGCGTTCGGAGTGCTTGTTAACTTTGACAGCGGCGGTCCTGCCAGAAAAAATGTCCGTAACAATATCTGCATGGGGATGTCTTCTGTGGGCGGCAGCGGAACAGCTATGTTGCTTGCTGGATTCACAAGTGAAGATTACAATCTGATTGACGATACATCAGTATCGAACACGAACGATCTTCAGAGTAAGGTTGCCACTGATCAGTTTGTTTCCATCACGGGAGGATCGGAAGACCTTCACCTCAAAGCAGGCTCAGACGCCATAGGAGCGGGAACCGATCTCGGAACGACTGATGGCCTTCAGATTGACATTGACGGCGTTGACCGTGATCTGAGAGGGTCTGCGTGGGACATGGGTGCGGATCAGGCAGCAGGAACGGTCACAAAAACGATTGGGACAGCAGCGCGTGACTTCAGCACGATCACGGCATGGGAAGCTTCGATTGACACAGCAGCATATCAGTCAGGCGATGATGCTGTCGGCGAGTGTTATGATGACTCTGCATTTGATGAGAATGTGCTGATCAATGGTGGTGGAACTACGGGGTTGAATTCTGTGACATTGACTGTGGAATCCACTCAGCGGCATGATGGAACTGCGGGTACTGGCGCAAGGATTGACAGAGGAGGTGCAGGCGGCGGGGCTGTTATTGATATTCAAGTTTCATTGACAGGTAAAGTGATTGTTGAATGGCTTGAGATTGCTAATGTTCTTGCGAACTCTCCCAATAAAGGAATTGATGCTGACCTTCCTTCTATCGTTCGCAATTGTCTTATACATGACATCAAAAGCTCAACTCAGAATTATCAACTTCAAAATGGCATCACAGGAGAAGATAATGATGTAGAGATTCTGAATTGCATCGTCTATGACATACATGCTCAAGGAAGTGGTGGGTCTGGTGGCGGCATAAGAGCAAGAGGTATTGCTGCTTGGTCATCAGTGAATGTGAATAATTGCACTATATTCAAGACAGAAGTGGACGGCGCAACTGAAATAGCCATAGGCGTTTATTGCATTGGTTCAACAATGAATATTCGCAATACTATTTCGATGGATACTACATCCACGACTTCCCCTGCTGACTTCGATGGAATGGGCGCAGGAACTTATTTGAACAATATGTCATCGGACGATACCGCAGATGACGGCGGCGGGAGTGATCACCTGATCAACAAAGTCACTGCCAATCAGTTCGTGTCGATAGTGGCAGGATCGGAAGACCTTCATCTCAAAGCAGGATCGGACGCGATTGATGCAGGCGCTGATCTAGGCACAACCGATGAAGTTAATGTCGATATTGACGGATCGGACAGAACTGTCGGCAGTCGAACCTGGGACATGGGTGCGGATCAGCGTGGCGAGACAATCGTGAAGACAATTGGAACGGCGGCGCGTGATTACAGTTCGATCTCGCTTTGGGAATCTGACCTCGATGATCCCACAATTTACATCAAGGGTGATGTTGCGCAGGGGGAATGCTATAACGACTCTGTCTTTGGTGGTGCGTTTACGATCAATGGTGGAGGCACTGTTGAGCTTGATGGAATTGCATTGACGGCACCTCTTGCTGAACGGCATGATGGGACAGCAGGAAGTGGTGTACGTTGCGTGTCTACAAATAATTGGCAGGAACGTTCGGCAACTCCGAACAATGTCACCATCGAATGGATGGAATTTGATAGTGCAGGATACTTTAATTCAGGCAATGTGATATCATTTGATGGGACGGGATGCGTCATCAGGAATTGCCTCATTCATGGACTTGCTCAAACGATAGCGGCAGGCGCAGGCATTGAATGGCGTTTCCATTCATCGGGCTATACAATGAATAATGTTGTCTATAATATCTCGAGCCAAGCAACAGGCGGTCAGAATGTTCGTGGTGTAAGATATGCGAATGGCTCTGCCCTGGCAGGGGAGTGTTATAACAACACGGTTGACAATATCGTGAATGATAATGGGTCAGGTGATTGCTTTGGAATTGAACTTGCCAATGATGCTGCGGGCACCAAGATAGCAAAGAATAATATTTCCCTCAGAACGGGCGGCACTGCGTCAGGCACAATACAGGACTTCAAATTCAATGCATCGGCAGTCCATGACTACAATATGTCATCTGATGCTACTGCCACGGGTGGAAACTCGTTGACGGGCAAGAGTGCTGTAACGAATTTCGTTAGCATTGTTCTTGGCTCAGAAGATTATCATTTGAGGGCAGGGACCGATGCCTTTCAAGTAGGCGTTGATCTCGGCACAACTCCCACGAATGTTGAATTTGACATCGATGGATTGGACAGGGATACACTCGGTGATCCTTGGTGCATCGGAGGGCATCAGTTGCTGGTCAATGTGCTGGTATCGGCGATCACGCCTGACAATGGCACGGCCCTTGGGATGACTCCTGTGATAATCGATGGTGCAGGGTTTCAGGTCGGCGCAGTAGTCTATATTGACGGGAATCTCGCCAGTGACCTTGTATTCGTGTCAGGCATCCAATTGACAGCCAAAACACCTTCGGGTACTGCTGGAGCGAAAGATGTCCGTGTGGTCAATCTGGACACGTCTGAGGCCACGCTGTCGAATGGCTACACGTACATTGCGGTCCCGAGTCCTGTGACGGGAAAAACATACAAGCAGAACCTCCGTCAGACGGGACAGTTCAACGGGGCACGCATGCTCGGAAGTATCGGCGCAGATGAACTCGGTTCCTATGCATGGTTCGGATGCTTCGAAACGAAGGGGTTTCAATTCCACTTTCTGCTGAATGGTTTGCTGGTGGATGATATCGAGATCGCGATTCAAGGGTGCCTGATCGGAGGCGAGGATAATCCCGAGACAATCGTGACGGTTGATCCCACTTCAGGGATTGACAGCTATGCGCTGCCTGATGTGGCATACGATAAGGTCCGAGCAGTGGTGACAAAGTACAAGGCAGCGGCCAAGAATTCTCAGGTCACCATGTCAGGGAGAGTGTGATGAATCTTACGATAGCAATCACCCGACTGAAACGCATCCTCCAAAGTCAGGATATTAATTTTGACAGCGAAAGTGAAACGCTGCAAGATTGTGTGCGGGAAGCGGTAGACAAGTACAGTGAGGACATGCCCATTTCGCTCCTCATTGATCTCGCTGGGAATGGTACCCAGGTCTTGGATTTCCCTGTCACGTTCACCTATGATTTCTCGGTGATCAAGCGGGTCGAATATCCCGTTGATGACACGGTTTCTGATAAGGTGTATCTGGACACGGATGACTACAGTTTCTACCGCAAGCCAGACGGTACACTCCAACTGCTCATGCTGGAAGGAACGCCTGAAGATGCAAGCGATCCTGTGCGTGTCGAGTTCACGAAGTATGTCGATACGATCTCGGATGTGCTGGCGCATCATGAGAAGGGAGTCCTCCAACTCTCTGCGTACTTTGCTGCTCTCCGTGAGGCAATGAAGGCGGCGAACACAACGTCAGATGGTGAGGGTCTGGACTTTGTTGAGCATACGACTTCTTCATCTCGATATGAATCTCTGGCCGAGAAGTTCAAGAAGAATTATGAGAACTCGATTTTCGGTGATGCCGATGCGGCTGAGAACGCTGGCAAGACAGTAGCGTCTGCCCACATGGATCAGTGGACAACCGAGAGCCGATTTAACGAACCGCGTATCTTCCATAAGGATGATACCTAATGGTTCAAGTCATAATCGCAGATGAAGAAATGACCGCTCGGCTTACCAGCCTTCAGCGTAGAGCGCCCAAGATTTTTGATAAGAAGATCAGGGAGTTCCTGAATGAAGGTGCGCACAAGATCAAGCTGGAGAGTCTCAGGATCGCTCGGCGTGAAGCGCGGGGTGGAACAGGCGCATATGTGCAGGGCTTTCTACTGGATCGCATTAAGCGTGAAGGCAACGGTGATTTGTCGAAACGGATTTACAATCGCGAACTGTACTCGATGGTTATTGAGTATGGTGGACGGTGGACAAAGATGCCTCCAGCCAACGTTCTCGATCAATGGATCAGTAAGATATTCGGGCCGAAGAGCAAGAATGAGATGAAGCAGATTTCATATGCCATCAGACGTGCGATCAAACAGAACAGGCATGGCGGTCATGGACAGAAATTTGTCAAGTCGAAGGACCGAACTGGTCGCGTGTTCACGATGAATCGAGCGATGGTAAAGAGTCAGGAAT